AATCAACACTTTGAACAACACAAGCAAAAAGATATTTTCCGGGGGTATTTACAGTGATAACGCTAAAGCCACCTGTTAAACTGGCTGAAAATCCATTTGAGGGGGTTGACAAGTTTGGAGTATTGCCTAGAGGTGTGCTAGTCGTAACTCCCCCGCTTAAATCACTCCATATAGCGGCATACATCCTAGCAGGCGGGGATTCTTCCTAGAGCGATCCAGAGGGTGCAGTCGCAACTTTCACGACGCAAGCTGTGGTTGTGGTCGAAGAAGAGGTAATCGTAGCCACTCCGTTTGCAACGGTTGAAGTGACAGTAGCGACAAGGACTGCAGACGTGTCTGCCCCGTTATCTTCCTCTACTTCATTAGTAACGGTTACACCCGTTCCTCCGGTAATTCCAGAGGTGCCTGAAATACCAGTACCCGTGTACTGAACAGCGAATAGGTATGTACCCGGATTTGCTAGAATCACTCCCGAGGTAGCATTTGTTGAAATGCCTGATGCGTTCGCAGCAGTCGTTGGCGTAACACCAAGGGGATTTGCCGAGCTGATCGTGCCATTGCCCGTGATCTTCCCGCCAGAAATGACAATTGCACCAGTCGGTTGAAGTTGAGGAACGAATAGCTCGCAATCGTATTCGACCCATAATTTGCCCCAATTGACAGCTGTTCCATCTGTCGTTGCAGCAAAGAAATTGCCTACATCGTAGGTCTTGATGTCAAGATTCGCAGCGAGGGCGCCAACGCGAACAAATTTACGATTTCCATCTGGATGCATCGCTTTCACGTTGAGTTGACAGCAGAACTCGGGTACCCACGGCGCTTGTTCTTGAACGTCACGGTAGGCACTTGCGATTGACTCAGTGTCGGGAGCTGCGTCCGCCGCATCATAATCGGGAATCAACATCATCGAGCCAGGAGTCGAGCTCCCAGTTCGTGAGTAGTAACAGAAGCGAAGCATATGGAATCGGTATTGCTCCCATCCCTGAGCTTGCGTCGCCAACCATGGAAAGCTCGCCGCTATTCCAGGATTGAGTGCCACTGTCTGCGCGATGGCAAAGGCTACCGATCCTGTGATCGATCCAACCAACTCACGGTGAACAATGCGAATTCCATCGCGTCCCTTGTTGATCACTTTGGGTTCCCTAGCACCCTGACCCAGAGCGTAAGCAGCTGCTGCCGCCGTTGTCTTACCTTTACCATAAGAGGTTGCACCCTTAGTATAATGAGGCTTTGGCTTGATTTCCATGACCACCGTTTTCGAGGAGCTAGCTCCAGCGTACTCGGAAGTCTGTTTGTTAGCAGCCTTTGCCTTCAGCCACTTCTCAGTTGCCTCAATCTGCTTGGGAGTTCGTCCTTTCAACGACTCCATCTCTGCCCGGTGCGCCTTGGCTGCCTTGGTCATAGACATTTTGAGGGATTCTTTGCTCTCCGAGGGGGTCCCGAACAAATACGAATTGACTATCTCGTCGGATGTCAACTTCTTCTTCCGGGAGTAAGCCGCTCTGAATGCCGTTTGCACGCGAAAGTAATAGATCGACTAGCTGCGCTATCCGACCTGATATTTCGAAGAGCGTTTGAAGTATCTCAGCGTTCTGCGAGTCCGTTTTCGATGTTTCTGGTTCCCAGATAAGCCCCGTTTTTCGCTAGCTCAAGCGGTCTGTTCGTGAGCTGTTCCAGCTAAACGTTATTTTTTTTTATTTTTAAAGTTAGCCCATCGGTGAAAGCTACCTTTATATCTAGAGGTGCTTTATACCTAAAGTTATATAAGCTCTCTCTAAGTTTTCGGGGTAATACTGGCACCCGAAAACTTTTCATTAGCACGAATTTGAGATGACGAGCCGACGAAGGTTCTGGTGTTTCACCTGGTTCAACCCTCCAGAGCCCGAGCAGTATCGGTATCCAAAGGGTGTACTTTATGCCTCTTGGCAGCTCGAGAGATGTCCTGACACTCAACGACTACATTGGCAGGGGTATATTGAGCTGGAGAGCGCACGCACTCTGAGCTACTTCGTCAAATACTATAAGGGAATCCATGCGGTCCCCAAGTATGAGACTTCAACCCGTGAGCAAGCTAGGGCTTACAGTCGCAAAGAGGACACACGCGTAGCTGGTCCATGGGAATATGGAGAATTCTCCGCGAGCGAAGAAGTCAAAGAGAAAGTCAGCGATCGAGTCGCCCGACTAATTACCGAAGGATCAAGTTTCGAAGAGCTGTGCGCCATAGCCCCCGGTTGGTGCCTACTTCATCAACGATCAATCTTCGATATGATGGCTCGGTTACACCTGATGCGTCCAAAACCCGAGCTGCCGGCATTTCTACCGACCACCTGGAATTTGGAATTGCCGATTTGCGATGACAAAAGGCGTCATTTTTGGATTTGGTCAGCCGAACCTTCAGTTGGAAAGACTCACAATGCCAACATATGGCTTGATACCTACGGCGGGCTAAGGTACAATGTGAATGAATCCTTTCAGAATCCAACACGGCAACGTTTGATTGTAATCGATGAGTACAACCAAGGCGAGCTTGGATTTTCTCAACTCAATCAAATGTGCGATGGGAATTTTCAATTTCCCGTGAAAGGTCAACCCTCTTTTATTATACGAAAGCCGATTGTCATCGTTCTGAGCAATTACCCGATGGCGTCTTTGTATAAGAAGGAGAAAGCCCTTATTCTCTTGAGATCTCGGTTTGTTGAGATCAAGATAGAATTGAGTGAAGACATTGAGCCGATGGAATCAACTCCTCATGAGACGACTCCTTTGTCGCCTGGTACTCAACAGTTGATGCACCGACTGAAATGCTCTGAATCACCTGTTACACAGAGTGAAGATGGATGGGAAGAAGGACCAGGATCATATGATGATGCTGAAATAGATAATTCATCCGATGATTATCCTTTACCGTCCCTGTATATCCGAAAAGAGCAGTAATTTTTTATCTCTGATTTTCGAAATCTTCGTTTTCTCAATTTGTATTTTTAAATAGTCACAGAAAATTTCGTTGGGGTATTCTCCAGCAAGCGTTTTCTTGGAGCTAATTTGATTTCGCTAGTGGGCGACGCAAGCGTCACCGCATCGGGTTTTTTCAGTCGTGTGCCCTTTGGTCACACGCGAAGGCGCCAGCTGTTCGCTGCGCCTTCGATCAGGAAATTAAATATTTGCAGAAAGTGCCAATTGGCGATTTCATGTTTTTTTGATTTTTCTGAGATTTTTTGATTTTTTTGATTTTTCTGAACGCAAGGTAATGTTTTATGCGTTATGAGATAGTAAGAGCAGCTGTGAAGTCGCCGTTGCTTGCATTCACAGCGAATGTGATCGTGGAATTGTCGACCGTGGTCACAACTTGATAAAAGGAAAGTCCTTGTTCATCAGAGTATGGATCCACGACATCACTAATTTGTGTAATTGTAGGACTACCTGTGCCAGCTGTATACGTCACGCTCGGTTGCATTAGAACAGCAGGGAAGGTGCCCAAATCAACACTTTGAACAACACAAGCAAAAAGATATTTTCCGGGGGTATTTACAGTGATAACGCTAAAGCCACCTGTTAAACTGGCTGAAAATCCATTTGAGGGGGTTGACAAGTTTGGAGT